GAGAGTGAACCCTCCGATTGCTAGTAAAGCGGGAGGGATGTATGGAACAATCAGAGATGAGACTAGGATAGCAACGTTAAATAGAATAATGCCTGCCGTTAGCAGCAGCATTCCCATTCCGAACTTTTCGAAATCCTTTAAGTTGTTGCCCATCGATTTAGCGATAGCTGTCATACCGAGGACAAATGCAGCAAACGCTATCATGCCTACAAGAGCAGCATCCCATTTGACAATCTGGAAGAGAGCAAGAGCTCCTGCAAAGGCAATTAAGGCAACAGCGAGAAGAGCGATGCCAGCAGCACCTTCAAGAAGTCCCTTGAAGAAGCCACTTACTCCTCCGCCGCTACCCTTTTTCTTCTTATCTGCATCCCCCTCATGCATCTTGACCAGCTGGTTGTATATGAGGAGGTAGCCCATGGAAAATTCTACAGGGAGGGACATCATATCTGAAACAGTTGGCTTCTCTTTTGGGGCAGTCTTAATAGCCTTAGAAGGGAAGCCTTTACTTCCTCCCGCTAAGCCCGCGACAGCTCCATCGCCTAATCCACTAAGTAGGTCTGACGATGGAAGTCCGTCAGTGAAGGCTTGTGTGAGGGTATCTAGAGATTCTTGCAAACCTCCAAACATACCACCAAGAGTATCCTCAGCCCCATCAGCGCCGATTAAAGATGTGAGTAGATAGTATGTGTCTTTCTGAAAGTCAGCTAGACCAGCTACTTGATCTTCCAGCGTTTTCTTTGGCGGGCCGAAACCCTCATCAGAAGCCATCCATTCCCCCTAGAGACTAGAACCGAATATTCGTTGAACCGACAGCGGGGTTAGAAAGGGAAATAGAGGTAGGCATCTTATACCCGCTCATACTTCCCAAACCCGAGCCCTGCTGTCCGTTCTGCTGCTTCTTTTCCTCCGCATCCGCTTTCAATAGCGTGTTATAAAGACCTAACACGTAATGGAACGGTAACGGCAGAAGCGACGCAAGACTATTGGACGTGTGTCGGCTCAAAGTCAATGCTATATTCATCAGACTCGTATAGTCTAATGGCCTGAAGAAGATCCACGAGTCGAAACGAGTAGTCACGTAACTCTACGACCCCCTTTAATGGATTCTTCATGACTACCTTTCCTTCAAGACCGATATTCATTTTCTTGTAAAAATCGTCCACGACTTTCATCATCTTATAGTCTAGTCGAGGATCCTGAGCCAGCTCCATTCTCTCCTTCAAAGAAAGATTAGAAACATCCTTACCATCAATCATGATAAGATGAAGAGCCTTAATAGCAATAACAGTGAAGATAGACTTCTCTGTTTCATATTCCTTGTACTTATTCCTCTCGAACTCCGGAATATTAGGAATGCGACCAAGAGCAATATCCTCACCCTGACGAATCCTCTGTTCAGCGTCCTGGCGGAACTTAAGAATTTCCTTTAGGTTTGCAAACTCTTTATCCCTCTGCCTGAACTCCTGCAGTATGAAATTGCGGAGGACGACAACATCGCCATAACGCGGAAACGAAAACCCGGCCTGAAAACCAGTTGCCTTTTCAGTAAGGTAGATGTCTGTTCGAAACGTAGCTGGATCAATGTCCACCGTCCTTACCGCTGCGAGGTCGATATCAACCTTCGGCTTCTCGCGGCCAGCCTTTAGGTCTGCATAGCGAGTCTGGAATTCGGTGGAGTTCTCTCCGTACTGCTTCTTGAGGAAATCAATATCTTCCTCATTCCAAGGGAAGTCGACTTCCTTTAGGACAGTAGAATAGAAGGCCTGGTAAAGACGAACAAGGAACTCAACTACTTCCTTTTCATGGAAATTGAGAACCGATACGTCCTCTTCGAGAATAAGGTTGTCAAGCATCTTAGCAACCTTCTCTGGTAGATCCTCGTTCTCGGACAGAGCCAAGTTAAGAAGGTCTGCAGTATCAAAGTTACGAGCGTGGAAGCGCTTAGGAGCTCCCACGAGTCCGTTAGTAGAGAGCTCAATTGTGATGTAGCCAGACGGGACTTCATAGTCTGTCTTTACGTCCTTAGCGACATTTGCTACGCCCTGAACTTGATTATCAAGTGCGGGAGTAGTTTCGCGCAGTTTTGCCATGTACAATCCTCCTATGGATATATAGTTAGTACAAAAGAAAGGCCCCCGGAAAGCCGGGGGCCGAGAGAGTGAAAAAGCTGCGCTAGAGAGTCTCAGCTAGACCCTTCCCACCGTGAGTTCGGATAAGAGAGCTGAAATCCTCATACGAGATACCGTGATCTTGCAGAATCGGAGACATAGACGAAAGCTTAGTACGAATAGTCATGTTCGTCTTGCCGAACTCGCTAGCCGCAGCATTAACGTCGAAATCCTCACGATCAAGAAAGAACTTAAGAATAGAACGAAGCGTAGGATCCTTACCATCGTCGAGACTTACGTCATCAACAAAGGTACCCCAGGCATCTAGAAGAGTTGTTCCCTTCTCTGTGTCATGGAGGGAAGCTACATCATCCCCACCAGCCTCAATATGTGCATCGTACGAACCAACACGAACGACATCGTCCTTAGAGACCTTACCTGTCATATTGCCGCGATTGGATTGCCGGTTGAGCTTAACACCAGACGTCATTGTTGCATTGCGAAGCCACATACCGAAGTCGTTGATAAGTCCCTTGCTAACTGTAACCTTTGCAGGCTTGTAGCTCTGGAGGGCCTGATCAAGAATGATCATAGCTTCGCTAACAAACTCTGTATCATCTCCGTTACGTACTCGAGCAGACGAGGCACGCGAATCGGGGCCTAGGAATTTCTTTAGGGATGAACCGAGCTGGGGGATGCTGCGAATAAAGAGATAAAGCCTAGCTGTGTTATTTCCGGACTGTGCGTCCTGAATGCAGGCCAATTCGCCGGCGCGTGTAGTTACCAAAGGTCCCCAATACGCTACCGCTTTACGTCCCTCTGGGCTATTCTTCACACGATTAAGCGCATCAGAATAGGCCTCAAGCAAGGTCATCCTTACATTTTCCATGGTGGTAGTACCCCCTTTCCATAGTTAGTATAAGAGAAGAGGATAGTTGGTACCCTAGAAGTTTCCGATTCGGTTTTCAGCGATCTTCCTGATTTCTGCTTCTTCAGGAGTTTCGTTGGTTGCCTCCTCAAAAGGATTCACCCTAAAAATCTCACCCTCATACAGATACTTTAGTCTCGGCGTCGCGCCGTTAGATTGTTTAAGCACCTGAACTTCCAAAATGTCTTCCATATACTCAACATTCGGGTCATCAGGTAGATACCGATCAGCATAATACTTAGGTCTAAAAAGACCGAGCACTGCACGAGAACGCTCTGCGATAGCTCCGGCGTTCTTAATGTCATTAAGGTTAGGTCGGAGAGCAGGATCTTCAAGATCAGCGAATTCGGAGATCCTAAAATTATCTGCATTACGACTAAACTGCGTAACATTTATAAAATGGCAATTCTGAGCCTTAGCAATGATATTCTCTTTATTCATTGCCATTTCGTAGGCGTTAGCTAAATTCATTCCACCGCCTGCGCGGGTAAACTCCTGTAACTGAGTTATCAAGTCGATTGCTACAATAAGATAATCGCTTCGCGTTCGCTGTTTGAATTCCTTTATCAGCGACTGCACCTGAGCGAGGGATAGATTAGGCTCCTCTACAAAGTAGAAGAGATTGTTTGCTGCAAGCTGCTGTCTCATATCTGCTACAGCCTTACGAACAGCTGGAATGGCATCCTGATTGTATAGCTCAGATGTAGGTATCTCAGCCCTCATCGAAACGAAACGGTCCATTGTATCTATGCCTGACATTTCCAAGGAGATGTACATGCACGGGATACCCATATTCACCATCTGACTAATCAAGTTCAACACGAATGCTGATTTACCTTGACCGGTCGCACCAGCGATCGTTGTGATAGCTCCTGGATACGCACCCTTAACAAGTGCTCCATCCATGAACTGATCCCCGAAAGAATATTTACGACCTGCAGCTCGTTCACTAAGGTCCTGCTCGTACTTCTCAAACCAAGCATCAAAGTCCTGGAGAATCTGCTTGTCGTAGCTATCGGAAAGAACCTCTTCAGCTTCATACAGAGCTACCGAGATATCTTCGACATTCATTTCACCCTTGGCGTTAGCAATCGTCAAGGCCTTATTCAAGCGTTCAATGACATCCATCTTACGCTTCTGCTTGTACAGCGTCTTAAGAATGTCATCAAGTTTCTCAGCACCGTCCGAGATAGAGTAGACTTGATTGATAACGTCTACTGTGACATTAAAGTCCATCTCATTAGCGCGCTGAAAAAGGCTAGCTTCAGTTACTGGAGTTCCCTCGGCTACGAGTTCACAGACAGATCGAAATATAGACCGAGCAACAGCATGAGGAAGAATCCCCTCATGCACGCGGATATCTTCTAGGTATTCCCTAGTATGAATAGCAGCATTGAGAAGTCTATACTCTGCTGCGATAACGTAGTCTTCGTTGGGACGCTTAGCTTTCTGTTCTGTCATGTTAGACTACTTCCTCTTTTCGGCGTTTCCAGTACGCTATTCGAGCTAACTGTAACTTCTGTTTATGCTCCTCAGATTGAGGACCAAGCTTATACGTGCCCTTTTTATCCTTATTCCAAGTAGCTCGTCCCCTATGCGCAGCACTCATCCTTCGTTTGGTTTCAGAGGATTTAGGTCGACCAGATAGCGCCTCGCTTATCTTCTGCCTAACTGCTGCGAACTTTTTGTTACCCTCTTCTTTTCCGTACCTTTCAACATATGCCTGTTGAATAGATATACCTTTTCGGTTTACGAGCTGTCTATCACCAGCTTTGAGCTTATTATACCCTTTTTCTGGATTCAAAGAATCAAACTGTACCATGTAATAATTTTCCCAGTTTGTGAGAAGAGAAGGGTCTTGGGCTACCTCGAGCTGTGAAAAGACTTTTAGTATATCAAAACTAAAATTCTCAATACCGTACAACCTAAAAGCAGATCGGAGATGGTGATTAGTTTCCTGCATACTCGTATGCCCACAAGAAAATCGTCTCTCTATATCTCGGCTTTGCCCAATATAGACTTTGTGATCTATATTGTTTGTGATCTTATATATTCCAATCGTCATATGTCTCCTAGTCAAACAGAGACCCCGGGTCGAAGTCCGTCTTGGATTGCATATAGTTGTCTTCAAAGAGAAGACAAGCCCCATTAGGTTTCACTGTGTTTCGTTCGATGAAGTTCTGTATTGAAGCCGAGAACTTCTGTCGTTCGATTTCCGAAGGTGGCTTATTGCTGATAAATACGATGCCCTTCTTCTTGATCTCAACTCGCTCTCGTAAGAAGCGATCCAAGAAAGGTAGCTGATAGCCAGATTCGTAAAGGGTAACCTTATCTTTTGAGAACGATTCGTCTATGATCAACAGATCAGTATTTGCTAGCTTCTCTATTTCTGCCTGCTTCTCTGCTTGTTTGGATTCATCTCGTTCGAACCCAGAGATTGTCATGAGAAGAGACTGCATGAGAAGGTACTTCACAGAATAGCCTTGATGAAGTACGTTAGCCCCAATCCAATGAGCTAGCGTAGTCTTCTGGGTGCCATTCGGTCCGTACATGTATACGACACTACTCTTAAAATTCGGAAACTCGTAGACATACTTCTTTAGACGCTGAACATCCTTAAGAGATCGAGTACCTGTGTACTCTGTATCGATGTTGTAAGAGAAGGCCTCTGGCCAAACATTAGCGTCGATTGCTCTATGTTGAAGTGTTTCCTGAATTACAAACTGTTTGTGACACTCGCACTCGACTACACCTTTCTGTTGAGTTCCTGGATAGGTTACGTAGTAGAAGCCTGATTTAGGTCCAGGCTTATTAGCACAGCGTCTGCAAGGTATAAAGGTTGCCATCTGAACTCCTAATATACGGTCGCCGCTCAAAGCTTTCGCTTCTTTTTCTTCATAGACACCCGATGTTCGAGGGGCCGGTTGCTAACCCACTTTGCAAAACCGCTCATCGCCTCTCTTAAAGTTTCTAGTGAGTCTAGGTCTGTTCGGAGCTCGGTGTTATCGAACATAAGGTGTATCTGATCTCCACAATCTCTGCATACATCTATCGTATCGTCTCGTCGATCCTGAGAGATGCGTCGATGCTTACCGGGGAAGAGATGGTGTTTTTCAAAATACTGGGCATCGTCCGAGGAACGATGGCAGATCTCGCAATGCATTTACTGCTCCTTATCTAGGTTCTGTTCTAGCTTACTAATCATTCCTTGAAAGAGGTCTTGCGCAATTTCAAGCTCTTGCTGAGCCTCGGCATCTTTAACCTCCTCAAGATCCTTCGCGGTCTGATTAGCTATTTCCTGAAGGCGGGCTTTCAATAAATATAAGGGTGCAACAGCCATTGCGATCTCCTTTCAAATAAAGAAAGGGGGATTACTCCCCCTTCCTCTATTGATGAGCTATACTAGTTACGCTCCAGCGTTGAAGTCTAAACCGCAGCTCGGACAAACAGTGTAGGACTCAGGAGCCGGAACACGGCACTGAGGACAACCAAGAACACCCTCATCGGTGTCAAACTTGATATCGACTGGCTTACCAGACTTGTCAAGAGTGACATCGGTAATCATAGCCTGCTGAGTCTCGGAGAGCTGGGACCAGCCCTTGAGAGCAGCAATCTTGTCAGCGGTGAGCTTGACAGTGGTCGTAGTAGCCGGAGTGGCCGGTGCGCGGGTCCTGGTCGGCGCTGCAGCCGGAGTAGCTGCAACGGACGCGGTAACGGGAGCAGAGTAGGCAGCAGGGGCTGGAGCAGACGTGGTAGTCTGCGGCTCGGTCTGCTGACGAGCAGCTCGCTCAGCCTTCTCCTTCTCTACCTCAAACTCAAGCTCTTTAGTGAACTGAGTACCGAGGGTAGCGTCGATGCGACGGAAAGCAACCTGCAGGTTGTTGTAGATCTTCGTATAGGTCGTCGGACCGTAGATCTTGCCGAGATCGTATCGAGCCCAAGAGCGCTCCTCATCCGTGAGGGTCTTGTCGAGAGAAACAAACGGAACCATCTCGGGAGCAAGCTCCGGGATACCGTTTGCTGCGTAAACAGAAGCATTGATGAGACGGTACGGCTGCTGCGTGGTACCGAGACGAGTGATACCGATGTCGTATCCTTCCCAGTTACCGTAGTGCTTGAACAGAGTCGTTGCAATGACGTTGAAGAAGCCGTAGACCGGGATGCCCTCTTCCGGATACTCACGAGTACCATCAGCAGAGCGACCGATGTTACGAGAAAGAAGCATGGTGTGCTTATTCTCGCGGTGCCAGTCCATCTGCTCGCGATCGATCACGTTCATAACGATAACGTGACGTCCCTCCCAACCCTTATCAAACTTGCGCTTGGGATCGGTCTCAGGAAGCCCGTTGTAGTTGACGAGATCGAAGATGTCCTTGTGCTTGGTCTCGTTGACATACACGCGCTTGCGGTTAATGTACGTGACCTCGTTTACGCGAGCAATAACGCGCCACAGAATGTGGTCCTTGCCTGCATCAGTGTCGCGAAGAGGAAGAACGCAGCGGAAAGACTTTCCGTTGTCGCCCTTGATCCAGCCGACCTGAACGAGACGTGCGGTAAATGCATCTGCGTTGGGAGAGTTGGGAACGCCACCGAGCACGCGGACGATCTTCATCTTATTCGGCTCAAGTCCAGTCCACTTCAAAGTTTCGTATTCTCGAGTGAATCCACCCGTTCCACGATTAGAGTTCCTTGCTGCCTCTTTCTTTTCAAAATCATCAGCGAAGCTCATAAACTCATTGTCATCTATTGCCATAGAAGTCTCCTTTTGACCACTCCGGGTCTGTAATTTTTAGCAAGCATCGCTTGCTGTCTTTTCTAATATAATACGCTGCCAGTGATAGCCACCAGCAGTCTTTTGTTTTCCTTGAAGGTGGCACTGAATATCCCCACCACGATTTTGCGAGCGAAGCCATAGGCGGGCACTCTTGATACTTTCGAACTCTTGATTAGTCTCTACACAACGGATGCAGTAGGCATTTGCTTCCTTTGCTCTTCGTTTCTGTATTTCAGAGGTAGAATGTCCGAGATGGCTCTTACTCATTTTCATTCGAGTTTCTTCCGAGTGTAGCCTACCTCTACTCTTTTCACCAATCTTTTTTCTACGCTCTTCTGAAAAGGTACCAGAAGCACCTTGGCCTCCAGCTGCGGTGTTGTAACCGTTAGGAGAAAGGGTATTTAAGGATTTGATATATTGTTTTTCGAGGGAATCTAGTTCCTCACGAGACTCGGCTGGGACGAGTACTGTAAATACAAAGGAGGATTCTCCGTATTTTCTGATTGCGCGATGAATAAATTGTCGAGTATTGTTTCGTCTTGCAAGTCCAAGATGGTGTTGCCATCTTCGCTCAGGAGGGGACAAAGTGGTTTGACCTACGTACTGTTTTTTATTTATAGTACAAGTTACACAATATACTACACCGAACATAAATTATGCCTCGCATAATAATATAATGATGATGACTAGCATCGAGCGCACTGCGGCGCTACATAATTAGTGCAACTTATTTTGAAATAGTATTTTTACTTCTCAGGGTTCATAAATGAGAATCGATCTTTTTCTACTCTATCCCAATTCTTAAGATATCCAGACATCGCATCTGGGTACCACGCAAAAACTTGGGTAAGACCTGGCGGTATCTCTCGTATCTTCTTAGTAGTATATTCATCGTCTACTCTAAAGTACATTGTATGATCTCCGAGATCATCTGTTGCAGCAATGTACAGCGTGGCATCGTCCCGATCGCGGTCCTGGTAGACCTCGGTAACTTCCCACTGGCCGTCGCCCTCGTCATCTAAGTTCCCGTCAAACAGATCATAGTCAATCTGTCTTAGCAATTCAGAAAGCTTTGCCTCTACATATTCTCTCTGACGAATAATATCTTCTTGATGAATAGCTGGCTCGGGGAAAGTGGATACATCTCCAACTGCATCCTCGTCTTCTACTCCCTCTGTAAACATCTGTGTAACACTCTGGATCTCTTCTGGCTTCATCTTTGCCATTGCAGCAAAGAAATCAGCTAGGTCAGGATTCTGCTGAAGCATTTGCTTAGGATCTGGAGTGTCCCCTTGCTGAGATTGATCGGTACCTGGTGCCAGCTTCTCCGTTTCATTCGTATCTGGGGCAGGGGCAGAAATAGAACTAGATGGCCCGGTATGCGGCGGAGGTGTGCTAGCTCCCCCCTGATCTGATGGACCGGGCATTGTTCCTTCCATCATTATCTTTCTAGTCAATATAAGGTACTGTATAATATTCTGAGCATTTTCAGCAGTAAACCCATAGGTCT